GGCCACCGCGTAATGCAGCCGATCCCTGATGGCCTGGATCTTGGCCCGTGCTTCCTTATACGCGCTGCTGACCTCCACGAGTCTGGCACCACGGACCACCACCTGGAACGTCGGCTGGTCGATACCCAGCGTCCAGAGCGGTGGCGATCCGCCCGTCTGCCGCACCAGCACGGCCCGGTCACTCACGGCCGTAGAGTCCGGCATTCCACCCTTCCAGAGCTGGAACCCGGTGCTGCCCGCACTCGTGGACGCGATGCCGCCATCCGCGATATAGGTCGCAACCTCGTCCAGCAGCGCCACGGCTCATTTCCCCTTCACGGCTCGCGGCCGTGCCAACCAACTGCCCAAATGCTTGGCCATCCGACCCTCAAATCCCGCTTTCGCTGCCAGCATCGGCCGCTCCAGGAACTTGGTCGGCTTCAGCCCGCGCCGGCCAATCGCACGCGCCACCAGAAACGCAATCCGGTCCACTTCCTTCTCTGTTCCACCAATGTTCCGCCTGACCCAGCCGCGTAGCGCGGACACGGGCGGCATGAACTTGGGTCGACCCACGGCCGGGCCAATGCCTTCATGGACATAGAGCGCATAGGGCGCAGCCGCACCACCGAAACCCAGCGTGACTGTCGCATTCGTGGCCGTCACCTTGGGCGGCTGCACATGGCCGCTCGTGCGGAGTGCTGCCATGTCCACGGGCGCGAGCGCCTTGGCTTGGACCATGATCCGCTCAGCCTCGAGGACCAGCGCCGACCCGGCCGCTTTCGGTGCTTCCGCACCCAGCTTCATCAGTACGGCCTGCAGTTCTGCCGTGCCCACCAGCGTGAAGGTCATGCTCATCCGAATACCAGCTCCAGGTGGTGCTGCCCCTCGTCATCGTTCACCGTATCGACCCGCAACAGCCGGGCGCTCGTGTCCTTGGGCAGTGTGACCTGATCCTGCGCGCTGATGCTGGCGCTGCTCGACATGACGTAGACCGTGGCACTGGCCACTTCCTGCCGCCCCTGCGCGCTCACTATCAGCCGGGGGGCATACTCGACAGCCGCCTGGTATGTCACCGGGCTGGTCGACCACACGGGCGCGCCCCAAGCGTTGTGCGTCGATAGCGGCGTCACTGTGACCGTCGTGGACGCCAACGCCAGGAAATCCGCCTCAAACGCCATCAGTCCGTGCTCAGGTCAATGTCGATACGGGCGGACGGGTCATCGTACTGGCCCATGCTGAACGATGGGTTGACCCGGTCCGTGTCCGCGTTCTGGTCCTGCTTGTCCGCAATACTGATCCCGCCCGCGTAGGGCGCGACCCGCATGGACGCCTCAGCCCGCAGCCGCATTGCCAGCTTCGAGAAATGGCCACTGGCCTGCTGCATACTGATCCGCAGCCGGCCGACGCTCTTGTCCACCTTGGTCGCGTATAGCGCCATCAGCGACTCGGCCGCTACGGCTGCGGCCAGGTACTTATTGGACTCCACGGACAGGAACGCATCCAGTTCCTCATCAGAGAACCGGGCGCTACCGCTCGAGGTATCACCGATCCGCAGCCGGATATAGCTGCGGTCACTGGACGCTGGCGCGGTCGATGCGTAGGTGAACGTCATCAGGAATACCACCCTTGAACCATGGCCTGCATCTCATGGAAGAACGAGCTGCTCGCAATGTTGTCACGGACCTGGAACGTCAGCTTTTCGCCACTGCCCAGGTGCAACGGTCGACCAGCCTTGGAAATCGTCCAACGCACGGGCATATAAGCCGCGGCGAATGCGCTGGTTGCTGCTGCCGGCATTGCGTCAATGCCTGCCAGCAACGCCCAGTCGGCGTTGTGCGTGATCGACACGCCATCGAGGAAATCGACCAGTTCGCCACTGGATGCGCTGGTCACGACGACCCGGATACCGTTCGTCAACGCGCTGGTGGCCGCACCGAAATACTGCGGCGAGAGCGGAACACTGCCGTGCATCGACATGCACACGCGCTCGATCTCTACGGGTCGCGTGCTCTCGACATAGAACCGGACCATGCCCGTAGAGGATGACCCGGCCACATTCAGGGCGGTCGCACCGCTTGAAGTGGCCAGCAGCTTGAAGAACATTCTCCCGGGTCCGACTCCGATGCTCATCTGTCACGCCTCCGGATAACCGCTGATGTTCATGTAGACCCGGCCGCCGCCCGTCGCGCTGGTCAGTACCACGGTCACGGCGTTACCGACCGCGCCACGCAGCGGATTGGCCCAATTGATATCGCCCTGCGACGAGTTCACGCCCGTAGCGAATATCGCCGTGCCGCTGGACGTGCCATCATAGACCGTCAACGTCTGGCTGGACGGCGCGGCCAGGTACCAACTGACCTTGGTCAGCAGCTTGGTCACACCGCTCGCGGACGACAGCAAACAGGACAACGTGCCACCGCCCGTTGTGGATATGGCGATGATGTCAGCCGTGGACCACGTCACCGGCTGCAACTGGAACAACCTAGCCATGAGGAACCTCCATCCCTGTCGGTTGCGCCAGGACCGGCGCTATCGGTACGGCTCCATCCTGCAGGACTGGCACCACGGCCAGCGAGTCGCCCGCAGCCGTGACGGGCTTCAGCCCGATCCGTGGATCCTTGGTGCGGTCCGGCGGGCCAGCGCCCGCGACACCGTCACCCGAAATCGTGAAGCTGCGCAGGATATAGTCCACGTCACTGATCGCGCCGGCCACCTGGAACCTGTTGCACAGGACGTGCTCCCGCTTCTGCGCGTATTCCGTTTCCATCCCGGCCTTGGCCGTCCTGAATTGCTCCTCCAGTGCCCGGAGCTGGGTCAACCAGTCATTGTCCTGACGGTGCAGCCACGCCAGCCGGTCCTTGAGTTTGGCCCGGAAGCCGCTGCCCGCCTGGTTGAAGCCATACTGGCCGACCGCCTTGAGCAGGTCGGATTCATTCGGCACATAGACATCAATGCCCAGGCCACGGGCGAACCCGATCAGGTACTCGAGGCAGTTGCGCTGCTCGAAGTATTCCGTCTCCTGCGCCATGTCGATGCCGTACAGGTGGATAGCCTTCGCGCCCATGGTGATCGCCAGCCCCAGCATCCATGCCGGGCTGCTGGTCATGTACTCGCCCGCGACACCCTCGACGATCCCCTTGGGGAACGGCAGCGAACAGGGGATGTCCTCGAAGTGGGCGTGCATATAGACGGGGATGTCGAATGACGCCAGCTGCTTGATATGCTCCGGGTCGCCCGCCTCCATATCACCACGGTCGTGGATCTCAAACCAGCGGTGGAACTTTGTGATGTCCTCGTAGCGGTGCAGCTCGTTCAGCCCCCACAACTCGAAGTCGTTGCCCAACGCGAGCGCCAGCTTGCGGTGATCCGTGAAGCCGACAATGGCGACACTGGGCCGGGTCAGTTGTGTAGGGTGAACCCGGAACCGGGCCAGGACATCGGCCGGCATGGTTTCCCCGTTCGGCTTGGCGGGCGGGCTTTTTCGCTTGGCGGTCATGGGGCAGCAACTCCTTGTGGTTGATCGGTTATTCGCACTAAGGGGCGGGATGCAGCTTTCTGCCGCCCCGCCCCTCAGCCCATACAACCCGGCACGAATGCTGCCCCATCCCTCAGAACTGCGGGCATGACCCCGCGTCATGCCCCTCTGGGTAGAACCCTGCTCTATGTCGTGCGGGCCAAATCGCTGGCCGCCAATATCCGGAACGGCGTCATCGCCATTTCGCCCACCTGTCCAGCGATCGGGTTGAAGCTCTCGAGGTAACCCGTACCTGTGAACGCCGGGTTGCTCGAACCGGCCGCTGCCGTGGTGGGTCGGACAATCACCGTGAACGTACTGGACCCGACCAGCGGCCACAGCGTATCGGATACACTGCCACTGGCGTGGTCCTGGTACAGCTCGCCATCAATCGTCCAGTTCTTGAGGCCGCCCGTAAACACCCGGGTCGCCCCAGTCATGGCCGTCTTGTCCAGCGATTCCGCACTGTACGCAACCGTGATCGACTTGCAATGGTCGCTGACCTCCACCGAATTGATCGACAGGAAGCAGTCAACCAGGACATGAACAGCCATACCTGCCTCCTATGCGGTCGACGTAGAGAAGATCACGTCACGCATTCCCGTGACCAGCCATTCCGTGGCGTTCAGGGCAATGGCCGTGAACGATGCACCCTGCGTCGTGAGTTTGGCCAAGGTGTGGACCGTGGCCTGCGCTACGCCCCCGTAACTGAAGCATGCGCTGGTGCCCGCGTACAGGTGGAAAACGCCCGTCCCGGACGAACCGGCTGTCATGGTATGAGCGACGACCTTCAACTCGTCGCCCGGCTTCGGGGTCAGCAGCGTGTAGATGACTGTAGCGATCGAGCCCGAGGACGATGCCGTTGACTTGAACGCATAGACCCCGCGTGGTGCCAGTCCCGTACTCGCGGCCGTGCTGATCGTGAACGCGCCCGGGAACAGCCGGTCATCGCCGCGGTGGACAGTCGGGCGATGTTCCTTGTCGTAACCCATGTGTCACCTCTCCTTCCGGGTACCCGTCACCCGGGCACTGGCCGGTTCGACCCGGCGCTGCGCTATCAGCTTCTTGGCGAGGTCGGACGGCACCTTCTCCATGGGCACTCTGTCGCCCGTGGCGTAGGTGCGCCCATTCATCACCATTTCTCGCGTGGCGTGGTATTCGGCCATGGTCAGGCGACCGCGGTGGCGAAGAACGCGCCCAGGCTGGCGGACGTCTGCACGAAGTCCAACCACGTCTCGCCCTCGATCCGGTCGCTTTCGTTCCGGTCCAGGCGGTACCGCTTCACGCGGGCACCCTGTACCGGAGCACCCGCACCCGTCCAGATGAACGTGTAACCGGCAGCCGGCCGGCGCAGTCCGGGGGAGGGCGGGCGATAGGTCAGCAGCGCGTTCTTGCCCGCAATGAAGTCGACCGACTGCGTGGCCTGTTCGGCCGCGCTGTTGATGACGGCGTTCATGACGATCACATCGTCCAGACCCAACAGGCTGGCCAGCAGGTCCGTACCGAAATTGCCCGTCTGCGTGTACTTGATCTTATCCATGAAGTCCGGATGGTCAGCCAGCGAGCGCCAGACC